CTTGCAACCAATCAGGTTACAATGACTGCGAATAGTCCAGTTGAAGTCCCTATAATTGGGAGTGTGAGCGTTTTTCTTTCAGATTTTGGAAGGATTGACGTTACTATAGATCGTACTATGCCAGATGATAGGATTTATATTTTTGATCCTGAATATATGAGTATGGGCGCATTGCCTAACAGACAATTTAGCAGGGTAGAGGTTGCTAAAACTGGTGATAGTCAGAAATTTGGTATTGTCAGTGAGATGACGTATATTCCTACTGCACCTAAAGCGCATGGGGCAATTTACGATTTAAGTTAAATACTTATAAAGTAGGGGGTTAATAACCCCCTATTTTTTTTATTATGTCAGAAAAAATAATTAGAAAATCCCCAGATCAAAAAATTGTTATGAAAACTGAATGTGGAGAAACATTTATTGAACGTACTGAAAATTATGATGCTATAATTGAAAGTAATAAAATAGAACAAAATGCATTTAAATCTGGTGATTTATTAAACAATACACAAAAACACAGAAGAAAAGTTGCGGAAATTCCTGCAAATTTATATTTCGATTTATTAAGAAAATTTGGTTCACCTCAACAAAACTGGAAAAAATGGAAACAATGGTTATCAGACCCTGAAAACAAATTTTTTAGAACAGATAGCGGTAAATTATAATGGCATTATCTACTTATGCTGATTTACAAACATCTATTGCAGATTTTGCTAATAGAAGTGATTTAGGTTCAAAAATACCTAGTTTTATTCAATTAGTTGAAGCAAGGTTAAATAGAGAAATATTTTCAAGATTTCAACATAAAAGAGTTACAGCTAATACGACTTCAGGTGATCCATTTGTTAGTTTACCTACTGATTTAAGAGAGATAAAAACTATTAGAATAAACTCAAATCCTAGAGTTGTACTAGCAAATATGACATTAAATAATCTAGATATTACTTATAGTTCTGCATCTGGTGGCACTCCAGTTGCTTATGCAATAGTAAGTGATAACATTAAATTAAGTCATACTCCTAGTTCTGTAATAGAATTAGAAATGATCTATTCTGCGCAAATTTCTGCATTATCTGATTCTAATACAAATAACGTTATATTATTAAGACACCCTGACGTTTATTTGTATGGTGCGTTAATGCATTTAAGTACTTATTTATTAGATGAAACTAAAGCAAGAAGTTATGATGAGTTATACACTCGTGCAATTCAGGAAATCAACACATCACTAGATAAAGAAAAATTTGGCTCTTCTTTAGCTATGAAAGATGATTACACAATTCAATTAACTAAATTACAAGGATAGAAAAATGAGTGCATCAAATTATTTAGAAAACAAAATTTTAGATCATATTTTAGGATCAGTTAGTTATACTCAACCTTCAAGATTTTTAGCTTTAGCTACTGCAAGTCTTTTAGATGATGGGTCTGGCACTGAACTATCTGGAAATGGATATAGTAGAAAAAGTATTACTTTTGGTTCTGCATCATCTGGTAGTATTTCTAATTCTTCAGCCGTTGAATTTGATACTGCGACTGGGGATCAAGGTAGTATTTCACATTTTGGTATTTATGATGCAAGTAGCGGAGGAAATCTATTATTCCATGGAAGTTTCGCAAGTAGTAAAAATATTCAAACTGGTGATGTATTAAAAGTGAGTGCATCTGGTCTGACTATATCTTTAGATTAAAATGAATGGCAATTGTACCTATTACACTTGAACAACTTGATAGCTATGGAACAGTTGAACAATTAAACACTGTTTCTTCAAGTATCGATGATTTAGATTTTATTGATTATACAAATTTAAATCTTGAACAATTAGATAATTATGGTGATTTAGATAATTTACCTTTTGGTTTAGACAGTTCAAATTGGCAAAATGTTTTTGTACGTTTTGGAAAAGGTAATTTAACATCTAATTTTACATCAACTGCAAATGCAATAATTCAAGAAACTATTTCTGGTAGTACTAGTTTTTCTTTTGCTTTATCTGCATCATCTATTAGGCAAAGAATAGGATTAGGTTCATTAAATGTAAATTTTGTTGTAGGTGCAAATAGTAATAGAATTAGGTTAGTAGATTTAAGTAGCACATCTAATTTTAACCATAATGTAAATGCAACACGCATTCAAATACCTACTTTAAATTCTTCTGCTCAATTTACATCTTTAGGTACTGCGGTATTTGGTGTAAATATTTATGGATCAGAAAGTGCTATTTTTTCTACTCTTGCTGATGCCAATGCTACTTTTATAGATACTGCTACAAGTATTTTTTCTTTTACTTCATCTGGTGTGTTAAAAAAACAAGGTGATGAATGGAGCGATGCAACTTCAACAACAGAAACATGGACACCGCAAACTAGTGGTAATGAAATATGGAGTTTAAAAAATTCAGGTACTGAAACATGGAATTAAAAATTAAATTAGGAAACTGGCTACCTGATCAACCTGATTATGATAATGGAATTACAGTTGCCAGTAATTGCCTACCAGTTGCAAAAGGCTATGCATCTACTAAGGGATTAACAGACTTTTCTAATGCAGCAGATTCTAAATTAACTGGTATTTTTGCTTTGGAAGATTCTAGCGGTAACGCTATTATATTTGCAGGAAATCGAACAAAATTATATAAATATAACGGTACAACTAATAATCTTGATGATGTATCAAAAGCAGGAGGTTATAATTTATCCTCAACTGACAGATGGAGATTTGTTCAATTTGGAGATAAAGTTATTGGTACTGGTGGAGTTGATCAGGATATTCAGGTTTTTGATTTAGGAACATCAACTAATTTTGCAGATTTGGCCACCGGTGTAAACGCAACACATATTTGTATTGTTAGAGATTTTGTTTTTACTGCAAATAATTCTGATAGCATATCTAGGGTTAGATGGTCAGCATTAGGTGATGCTACTTCATGGACTACCTCTGCAACCACTCAAGCTGATTTTCAAGAAATAAATGATTTGGGTCAGATTACTGGATTAGTTGGTGGTGAGTCAGTTACTATATTTTGTGAACGGGGCATAGTTATAGGTACATATTCAGGCAGTCCATTGATTTTTCAATTTGACGTCGTAGAAAACAATAGAGGAGTTCAATATGGTGGATCAATTACCAACGTAGCTAGAACATCATTTTACTATACTGATGATGGGTTTTATTCTTTTGATGCAAGAACTGGATCGTCTCCCATAGGACATGAAAAGGTTGATAAGTTTTTTCAAGCAGATTTCAATATTACATATAAAGAAAATTTAAGTGCATCTGTTGATCCTAAAAATAAAGTTGTAATGTTTGCTTATCCATCTATTGCAAGTTCTGATGGATCAAACGATAAAATTCTAGTGTATAATTATGTTTTGGATAAGTGGAGTTTATTGAATTTATCAACTGATGTATTAAGTAAAATTTTAACTCCTGCCACTACTCTTGAAGGTTTAGATAGTATTAGTGGAAATAATTTAGATAGTATGACCACCAGTTTAGATTCTGAAATATGGAAGGGTGGAAATATATTAATGGTAGGTTCACAAAATAATAAAATATCTACTTTTTCTGGTACGACACTAACTGCAACAATAACAACTGGTGAATTTAGTATACAAGGTGAAAAATTATCAATGTTAACTAAAGTAAGGCCATATTATGAAACAACTGGCAATGCTTTAATATCTACACAAGTTGCAACTAGAAACACACATGAAGATAATTTTTCATTTAATTCAGCAGTTAATATAAACAGTGATGGATTTACACCGCACAGAACTTCAGGAAGATATAACAGAATACAAATTAATCTTTCTAATGATTGGAAAAATATACAAGAAATTGACGTTGAATTGCAAACTTTTGGGGCAAGGTAATGAGCAGTTTTATTGCGTTACCTTATTCAGGTGGTGATCCAAGGCAAGTAGCATTTGTTGTAAATAATATTTTAGAAGGCAAGTTAAATAGTATTGGCTCAATACAATTATCAAATAATGTTACATCAACTATTGTTAATGATAAAAGGGTGGGTAATGATTCTATTATTTTGTTTATGCCTACAAATTCTTTTGCAAGTAATGAATTAGCTAGTGGCAGTATGTTTGTAAGTTCTACACAAAAACAAGTTTTTACGATAACACATTTAAATAATGCAAACACAAGAACATTCAAATACATTGTCCTTGGATAATTTATTTCCATGTCAATATAAAATAACACCAGAAAATATTTTTAGAGTTTGGAAAGTTATTAAACCGCAAGTTGAAATTGCTTTACGACATGGAGTGCATCAGAATGATGCAAATTTTGTTTTTCAAGAATTATATGCAGGACGAGCAAAATTTTGGTTAAACAAAGATAGTTGGATTATTTCTACAATTGAAAATCTAAACATAGGTAAATCAATAACAATTTGGTTAGCTAGTGGCAATAAACATAATTTATTAGATATGTATGATTTAATAAGCAAATCAGCAAAAAAACAAGGGTGTAAAAACATGATTATAAACGGTCGAAAAGGTTGGGTTAGATTTTTGCAAAAGGCAAGTTTCAAACCATTATCAATACTTAGGAAGGAATTATAAATGGGCGGTATATCAAGTATATTTGGCGGTGGCAGAAGGTCATCTTCACAACCACAACAAGTAGGAACACAAGTTGTTAGACAAGAAACAACTTTACCTAGCTATGTACAACCTTATTATGAACGTGCATTAGAAGAATCAGAAACGCAATTTGATAGACCCAGTACATTATTTTCAGGTTCATATGTTGTTCCATTTGATCAAAGAACACAACAAGGAATAGATCAGGCAACCACCATTGCATCACAAGGAAGTCCATTATTAAAAAATGCAGTGCAAAATGCAACTGATACTTTAGGTGGATCATTTTTAAGCTCAGGAAATCCATTTTTTCAAAGTGCATTGAATCAAGCTATTGATCCTATTGAGGCAAGGGTAAATAGTGTTTTTAGCAGGGGGGGTAGATTAGGAAGTGGTGCAAATCAAGATGTTCTTGCTAAAAATATTGCAGATATATCCTCACAAATGGCATTCGAAAATTTTGCAAGAGAAAGACAAAACCAACTAGCTACGCAAAGATTTGTTCCATCATTAAGAGGTGAACAATTTGAAGATAGTCAAAGGCTTATAAATCTAGGTCAGGTTATTGAAGATCAAGATGCAAAACTACTTCAAGAGCAAATTATGAGAGAGCAATTTCCTCAAGTAGAACCTCAAGAAAGATTAAATAGATTTTTAGCATCAATCACTGGCGCAACTAGAGGAAATACCACCACTGGTATGCAACCTATTTATGGAAGTAATAGGGGCAGTAGTTTTTTAAATCCATTAGGGGCAACTAGTGTTCTTGGTGGTTTAGGTTCTTTATTAATATAAAAGGTAAGATATGAGTTTATTAAATACATTGCAGGGTATTTCAGGTGCATTTTCTACAGTAAATGATTTATTAGGAAATATTAATAATTTTGGTTCTATGATGAATCCACAACCAAATCAAATGTCTTTTGGAAATCAAACTATGATGAATCCAATGAACGTACAAACAAATTTTCCAGTAAATAATTCTGCTATAAATCCACAATTATTAGCAATGAATTTTCCTACTTTCGCTAGTACTTTACCTAATCAACCTTTAAATTTTGGTCAGGCACAAAATCAACAAATAAATCAAAATCTTTTACAAGGTGCGTTACCTACGTTTTATAGTACTTTACAAAATGCATCATTTAATCCAAGCATTGCAAATCAACAATCACAAGTTATGACACAACCAATGCAAACAACACAACCAA